TTCCTATTGCAAAAACAAGAATAATTAATAAAAAATATATTTGTGTAGACTTTATTTTCATATTATAAAACTTTTGTATAAGCATAGGTTACATAAACATCAGCACTCCAACCACCATTAAAAGCTCCACTTGACCACATAGAAAAAGGCGAATTAATTATACTTGAACTTTTTACTCCATGAGTAGATTGTTCTCCACCATACATATAACAGTTAGAAGTAGTTTGACTACCCATAAATCTACTTGACACACCATAATATCTAGTAGTTTGTGAGGTGTCATAGCCTAAAAATAAATTACTATTTGAGGTTTCTGTAGATGAGGCGTAAGTAGTTATTATAGTAACATTATATACAGTTATCATATAGCCACTTAAAGCTCCTACTAAAGTCTTAGGAGTAGAATTTAAAGCCTGAGCCTCAGCATTACTTAATGAAATTTTATCTGTTTGTATAACATATTTAAAATCTTGCTTTTTACTTGTTCCTGCTGTACTACCTGTACTATCAGAAACATCTACCACCATCAGGAGATCTCCGGATCCTGCCTGTTCGTTCAAACTTTGTTTGTCTGTCAGTTTTTGATTTGCCATAACTATCTAAATATTTTTTTAGTTTTTGTTCGTTATTTTTCCTTTGTTTTTCCTTTTGTTTTGTTAACATATATCAACTATTGTTATATCTGCTCCTTGTAAAAAGGACTTTGTTTTGTTACTTAATGGAGCAACATCAAGATTTAAACCTGCATAATAGTTTTCTGAGGTCGGTGTAAGGTCTGATCCTGTATTTGTGCTATACTCAGGAAAACTACTTGTATTATTTCTTATGTATTCTATTAGGCGTTCTCTGTAAAATTCTGCTTGATCCATACTTGCATTAATTAAAGGTTTTAAATCACTATGAGAAACGCTTGATCCTTGTTCACTTGACATAGTTACTATAGAATTATTAACCATTCTAAGCCTAAGAAATGGTAGTACAGTAGCAAAAGCAAACTGAACTAAAGCAGGTTGTATATATGTTTGTAAAAGCGTTAAATATGCTCCTGATAAACTACTACCTTGAATATCAGATATTAATTTATCGTTTAAATCAGTTCCAAGTACAGGTAATATATATCTATCTTGAGCCATTAGTATATAAGGAAGCAGTAAATTATTATCTACGCTTCCACCAAGAGCTGTGTCTTTTTTTATTCTATCTGTACTTATAAATAAAGTGTGTTGTATTGCCATAATTTAATTTATTTTACACCTGGATAATGTCC